TTCTTTTTTTGCAATTTGACCATTAAATAAATTTTGAGATTTTTCATCAAAGCTTTTAAATAAATCTGCAAATCCTGACATTTGTTTATCAATGTCTATTTCAATGTTACCTAATGATTTATCTTCTTTAAATAAATTTTCATTTGGTGTGTTAGTTATATTTGTTGTCGATAATGCTTTATTTTCTGTAATTTGATTAGATAGGTTTTTTACAATATTTTCTGAATTTGCTACTGAAGAATTTGTTGTTGTTACAGGTTGCGGTAAAGGAGTTTCTTTTTCCGATAAAACGTTTATTAACTTTTCAGTTTGTTTTGTTTCAGATAATATTTTAGATTCTGAAACCGGTCTAATATTAGATTTCTCATCTACCTTAACAAATTTTGCAAAATCAACATTAGATAAATCAAGACTTATTTGCTTTTTCAACATATCAGCAAATCCAGATTTTGACACATCTATCAATTCTTGTAATTTCTCAATAGATTTATTATCCTCAGTTACTTTATTAATTTCATTTGGTAAATTATTTATATTTGTTGTCGATAATGCTTTATTTTCTGTAATTTGATTAGATAGATTTTTAAAATTATTCTCTGAATTTGTTAATGAAGTTGTATTTGGTTTATTATTTTGTAATAAAATACCAATCAGAGAATTAAAGTCGTAATCAGTACCACCAATAAATCTTTTATTTTCTATTGGTTGGTTGTTATTTAAATTTGAGGCTACTGGTGCGGTTGTGATATTATCCTCTTTTTTAGTGTTATCTACTTTATTGAAAGTTAGACCAGGTGTAACATAAGGGATATTTAAACCGAACTTAGTACTTTTTTGATCCGGCGAAAAAGGACCGCTCAAAAGATTTTGCGAGCTATTTTGATTAACTAAACTTGAGAATTGATTATAATTATCAGTTGTTTTTAGCGATGAATATTGATTTAAGTTATTACTAAATTCTGTTAAATTATTATTGTTTGTAGTTTGAGGATTATTTAATGTGGTATTTAATGTATTATCAAATTTTCTTAGTAAACTTGAATCATAAGGTAACGTATTAATTAATTTATCATCATTTTTAGTCTTAGCATTTTCGGCAAAATTTAATGATGCGTTTTCTGTATTTTTACTTGCAACAGATTTATCTTCTAAAGTTAAATCAGAAATATCTAACTTTGTTGGTTTTTCTGATGATTTTATTAAATCTGCAAATCCTGTTTTTGAGACATCATTTAATATTTTTAATTGATTTACCGTTTCTTCATTATTTTTCAGAGTTGCAATCATATCTGATTGCTGAGTAACATTATTAACGGTAGATTGGTTTTGAGTTTGATTGTTTTGCGCGAAATTGTTTTTTATTGTTTTATCTGCGTTTGATAAGGATGGTATTGATGTTGTATTAGCATTAGGATTTATTTGACTTTTTTGTGACGCATCCTCATTTTGTCTAGATAAATTATATACATTTTCTAAAATTTGCAAACCAGTACCTTCTTTTTGCAATATAGATTCTGCCGGTTCTTTTGGTTTTTCTGGCACTTTTAATATTTCGGAACCGGATCCTAAAATTGCATTCAAAAGTCCAGAACCTAAATCCGTGGCAGCTTTACCAAGTACATCTCCAGCTTTATTAATTGAATTTTCTAATTTAACAAGTTTATCTTTGTATTTTTCATTAATCGCATCTTCTTGTTTTTTTATTTCTTCATCACTGTACTGACCGCTAGTCTTATTTTTTGTATAGTTGGCTAAATCTGTTACAATATCATCAATAAGTTCTCTGGCATTTTTAGAAGTCGCAGCGTCAGTTATAGGTTCAATAGTTTTATCTTTAAACTTAATAACTTCTTCAATTCCTTTTCTAACTGGTCTTGAAGTTGCTAAACCTCCTCTTAAAGAGGAAGCAACCGACTCCATTTCATTTAACATTCTTTTTTGAATAGTTAATTGATCTTGTGCTGTTTCTTCTAATGTTTTATTACTTTCTGAGTATTGTTTTTTTAAATTTTCAATATCAGTATCATCTAACAAACTAACATCTTTAGAATCAAATTCTCCTAAACCTCGACCTTCTTTATCCCTACGCTCAACTTTAATCATGTATTTACCATCTTTCATTTCTGACATATTAGCAATTAGCTCTTTTTGATCCTCAGTAATGTCTGTTTTTAAAGTTGGAAATCTTATTTTACTCATTTTGTCCGCCAAAGTACTACTACCTAGAGCCATTTTAGCTAACTCGTCCGCATTCAACCCCATCGCGCCAGCAATTTCCCTTAATTCTCTTTTTGCTCCAGGCATAATTTCAAACTTCTGATTTTGCTCATTGAAGTATGTAAATCTTTTGGACATTTCAACAATTTGTTTTTGAAGTTCTTCGGGATTATTTTGGCCTAAATCCATAAGTTTTAGAGGGTCTAATAGGTCTCCTGTCGCAACACCTAGTCTTTGTAATGACGACGCCATTTCAACCGCCTTTTCAGGATCAAACAAATTATCCGCTAAGGTAAAAATCTTAGTCATGTCAATATTAAAGAGAGCCGCTTTAGCCGCCATCCTTGTAAGACCTTCAATGCCGTTAGCAAAGTTAAACGTATTAAGTTTTGATAAATTAGCAACAACTGAACTTGAAACCGCCGCGGTATTCACACCTAATGCGCGAGTAGTATTTACTACTTTTTGCATATTTTCAGAAATAGCATTTAAAGAATATCCCTGCTCTGTAAAATTCTTTATAAGAGTTCCAGATTCCACTTTGGAAGCTTCGGTGGCTGCAACAATCTCTTCGATATTTTGTGATGTTGCCATATAATTTCGATTGGTTCCTTCGGCTACCTCATTAGCGATTGTTGCCGCTTTTGCCATGGCCTCTTCATATGTAGAAACGTTGTCTGTTAATAAAAGAATTTTAGAAGAAGCGTCTGAAATACCAAGAGCCATTTCTTGAACTCGATCTCTTGCACCACCGAAGTTTTTAATTAGACTTGTTGTGGACTCGTCTATTTGCGCTAAGGTGTTATCGACATCATTGGCTCTTTCTTTAATAGCTTTAAAAGCATTAGCAAATTCACTTGATGAAAACTTTGTTTTTCTTTGGCTACTTTTGAAATAACTTTCAATATCTTTTTCCGTAAGTTCTCTTTTTTTACTATCGCCCGGCATATGATATAAATTATTGGTTTATAAAATAAATATAATACCATTACGTTTTTGGCGTAATTTCCTCAATGTACTTATTTATTATATACTTTCTTAACCATGTTGGCATAACATAGAAATCTATATAAGATACATTTAAACTTTTGGTGCAATAATAATATTCGTCGGAAAGAATTTTCCTATACTCAGAAGAAAGGCCGAAAAAATTCAACCCCGAAGGAAACACCTATGGTAACCTTTTCTCCTGACGGGGCTAAAATATCTCTTGAAAGTTCTAAACTTGGTTCATTGTCATTCAAAAAATTTCTAATTGTTTTCGAATCTAAAATTGGTAAATTTTCTACAAATTTGGCAATACTATTTCTATCAGTAGTACCATCTACCTCTAAAATTTGTTTATTTAATTTCCAAGTTATTTTTGGTGCAACTAAATTTACGGGATAATTATCCGCCAACTTTTCAAGTTCAATACTTTCGCCCAAACTTAATGGTTTTATTTTAACAACACTATTTGATTTTGGTAATTTTAATGTGAATGTGCCTTCCTCGCTTGGTTGCTGCTCTGTTTTTTTAAAATTTAATTCATCAAGTAACAAAGTATATTCAAACTTTTTATCAGTTTTTGGATCAAGCAAGTTAAAGTTATATTCAGGTCCAAATGCGGTATTTCTTAAAAATAAAAGAATAGCTTCAACATCACCCATTAACAATTCTTCAGGTTTCAAGTCAGGTTCATATAATTTACTTCTTAATAATGATAAAATTATACCTTCTTTATTATTTGATTTTGCCGACATTAGAATATTTTCATCTGCAGCTGTCAAATAACCTACTTTAACAGATTTCTTTTTACTTTTGTAAAAAACTCCACTGCTTGGTAATGCTACAATATCATGTGGTAAATTAAACCCTACTTGTCCGTATGCTGAATTATCTTGTTCCATATATTTTTTATTACAATAATATCTTATATTGTATTATTGTAAATAAGAACTTATGTAAATAAAAAATTCCCATACAAATATATGGGAATTAAACAAAGTTCTATTTGAATAGATATATTTTGGTAATTGTCAATACACCAATATGCAACGATCCATGCGAAGAGAAGCTGTAATCTCAGCCAAATTATCTGCATTATAGGCCAAAGATCCAAAATTAACATCAGTTAAAAATGTTCCTTGTAAAATCCATTTTTCAACAGGTACGCCAGTCGGATCAAGCATTTCTAAATCAACATCTTGTTTATATCCAGCAGCGTAACCCATACGACCTGTAACAGATTCTGCACATAATCTTACCCACTCCATTAAAGCCTGAGCGGCCGATGGTCCAATTGGATCTCTGAATTTTACAGAAATAGGGTCCCAATTAAATCTTCCAGCAACAAACGTTGATGTATTTAAAAAAGGAATTTCAGTTGAGTTTATTTTTATTGACGGTCTAGCGGCGGTTTCAACAAACCACTCATTAATACCCAAACTTGATGGAAATCTCAAGATGAACCTGTTCTGTCTTTTTGGTTCATAGGGTATGGGCATTTTCATTAGTAAATCAGCCATTTTATTTTAATTTTTTTTTTCAGTTTATTTTTATTATAAATATCATTCACTTTTGTTTTTTTTAATATTTTTTCTTTACTCCTCCTGCTGTTGAATAAGTTTGTAAAATATTTTCAGGTTCTTTTTCAAAATGTTTTTTCATAGTTTCAACATTTCTAATATCATCATCTGAAAACCCTATTTTTGGTTCGGGTAAAAAGTTGTTACTTATATCATTTTTTAAGAAAGCTTTTTTTCCTATTTCGGCAGATAATTGTTTTACATAAGAAATAAATTCTTTCATAGCCTTTATCTTACCTTCTTCTGGACTTGTTGCTGATCCTTCGCCATATGAAACAGGATAAAATTTGCAAAGATCTAAATACTCATTTAAAATTTCTATTTTATCTTGAGTTCCTTGATATCCTGCAATATCTCTATACTTCTCTAAATTTCTCACCAATTCCGTAAAAGAAATACCATCTCTATTTGATAATATAATATTATAACACGCTTCTCTTAAAACAGAAGGTGTGTGCCCTCTTGCGGTGACAATTGCAAATATTGAACCGTTATTTATCGCC